TAACAAGCAGCTGCGAAAAAAGCCGAAGCCTATCAAGGGCCGTGGTTTACATACTGGTTTAGCAGGTCGAAACGACACACTGAATAAGGCGATCCAAGCCTCGAACCATCGTCTGCCTGTGACACTTATCGACCGGAACCCAGTTAGTGGACTTTGGTACGAGCGAACCACAAGCGCGTTCGTCACTGATTTTGTCCTTGAAGAGCATGACGATCGTGGGTATTTCACAATCCACCATCTGTTTATTCCGCGAGAAATCCTACCCATTCCGTATAACGCCGGGAATGGCGCACTAGTAGTTCATCAACCGAATACGCTGATGCAGCTTTTGAGATCCATTTCGTATATCGCACGGTGGTGGTATTACGTGTATGTCGATAGACATCGCATAATCTAAACCTAAGTGGAGATAGCACACCCTTATAATCAAACATTTGAAGATGTCCTACGAACAGTGCCTCGCCGACGCCATGCGCATGTACCGAGTGGATTCCCCCACCGATAGATGCACGAAACTCGCAAACGCTACCTGGAAGATGAAACAAAAATACGCGCAACTCAGAACTGAAAAACAGAATAGAACCATTCAACTCATTAGCAAGGCTCCAGAAGTTGTATCTGAGAAGCGAAGAGCTGTACACACATGTCAAGCCGTGACATTGAGTGGTAAGTCGTGTGGGTTCAAGGCGGTGTGTGGTGGGTTTTGTAGAAAACATCAACCGAAGATAAAATATTAGTGTACTATAAATGTTAGACCAAGAGACACTTCGTCCAGTTGTAATAGCCATGGCTCTCTACGTCGCTTTAGCCAAAATTGTTCCAGACACCGTGAAGAAACCAACCAACATTGGTTTTGTAGACGATATCGTTTCCATGTTGATCGCTCAAAAGGGTGCCATCGCCTCGGGTGCTATTCTCACCGGTCTCATTGTTTTACTTACCAATTACATTATCGATGAATTGTTGTGAAACATTTTCTTTACCCACCATCCACTTCGTATGTGAGTGGTCCATGTGCCTCAATCGTTTTTCATATGCATCCGTCATGAATTCCAAGAGTTGTTCTTTGTTTGGTTTGCCCCACTGCATTCCTTTCTTAAACAAGAAATCGTCATTCTGCAACTCTTGAAGTTCACACGAAACCGTGTACGGTGTTTTAACATATTCGGGTGCACCACCGTAGTCTGTGATGATCACGGGTTTATCACGCATGGCCGCTTCAACTGCACCCATACCAACTCCTTCTGAACTTGAAAAACTCACGTAACAATCAGACATTCTATGTATTTTGTCCATTTCGTCGTCCGATACGAGCCCGTTTATTACTTCAACGTTTGGTAGATTTATGGTTATCGGTTGATTGCACGTGGCTTTTACCAGAAGCTTTGTATCTGGCTTATTCAGACGAACGAATGACTCTAAAATAGCTCTGAAATTCTTTCGTTGGTCCATCACGTTACCTATGTGATAGAAGGTATACGTATCTTTGTGTGGTATGTGTGCCCGTATTACATAGAATTCGGTGTCCGGAAACTGACGCGAAAATACATTTTTACAGAATTCACTCGGTACGGCGATTCTATCAAATAATTTAAATAGTTTTCCATAGTCTTCGTGTACAGTTTCAGTTTCACATACCGTCATGCAATGTAAATGCTTAATTTTCTTTTTGAGTTCGACTATTTTATCGAACCAGTATTCGACGGGTAGAGCGAATATGAAAGCGCGTTCACATTCCGGTATGTGTTCGGATACCTGAATATATTTCCATTCGGGGAAAAGTTCAGTGTATTTCTTTGCGTGTTGTCCTATTCCACTCAGAAGGGTAGGACCTATGACCAGCATTACATTTAAAGATAATATTTCCTTTATGTATATTATAATGGAAGCTCTCAGGCAAGAAATCAGAGATGAAATGCAAACCCTTCGAATCAACAAGAAACGCGTGTATGGTTTGTTGATGCGTTTGGTGGATGAACTTGACAGCACCCCAGCACCAGCACCAGCACCAGCGCCAGTGCCAGCGCCAGTAGTAGAACAAGTTGAAGAAGCCAAGGCTCCCGCGCCAGCGCCAGTTGAAGAAGCCCCTAAGCCCGTGAAGAAGGTCGTTCGCCGAGTTAAAAAGAAGGTTGATGGGGCATCGGATGCTGTTTTGAAGTAATGTAATACACACCTCCTAAAATAAGAAGTATCATTAATATGAGATAGCTAAATGGGTATTTTTTTGTTTCTCTTCTAGCTTTCTCCAATTGTTCCGCGTCGGGTAGTTTTTTTACGTTATGGTTGAGGCTGTCTATCTTTTCCATGAGACGATCTAATGCCTGTAATATTTGTACCTCTCTATTGCGTGGTTTTTCTTTTACATCGATGGTTGTTATTTCTATTATCATGTAAAACGAAACACTCGGTTTGAGTAATTCGTAATCTCCATCTCCTTGGGATTCATACAATTTAAAGTGTGTTTTTTGTATTGACAACGGATTAAAAAACCCTGTCTGTCTTTGATGCGATCTCCACTGTTTATCTCTCAATATAAACGAGTTACTACCAGAGAAACTCCTCTCGAGTGGTATTCGCGCGAGTATTTCCCCGTGTCGTTCGTCGAGTATCTGTGCACGCTTTGGTATGTCTTCGCACACGACATCGATATATTTGGACACGTCTGTATTTCCAGTTGAATCACTTTCGCCTATTTGGGTCACGTAAAAGTCTACTATCTTAAACCCTATAACTTTTGACATATCTTCCATGTGTATATTTGAATCGAGTGAGAAATCTATCGTAAATGTATTATTAGAACCATCTACGAATTCTGAATCTACTGTGATGTACTGGACTTTCTTCGCTACTTCATCAAGATTCATCTTGTATTTAATATAGATAAAAAAAGACGCCTATGAACACATAATGTGGTGGCTTTACCCGAGAGCCGTTTGCTACGCTTTCGCTACGACTTGTGTGTATAGATTCACGAAGGGTGTGTTTGTATTTATTGCACACGTACCCGAGTATATTGAATACTCGATTGACGATTTCAGGTGGTCTAAGTTTATTGAGCACCCCAAACGCTTTTTGAGGACTATTCAGAGTGAAAAAAAGAAGCTTGAAGAAGAACATCTCAGTAAAAAGAAGGAAGAATGAGTCTGTATGACAGATTGTTTAATGTTTTTGTTCCTAAGACGATCAAATGTGATATCAAAACTCAGTGCGTTAAGGAGGGGTACGAAATAGTCACCGCTACAAACGAAGTCGGCGAGGAAATCATTCTCGAATTTCCAAAGGTTCATAAAGGAATAGTGAGTGTATAATGCAAAATGGTTGCACGAGCCGCGATTTCCGTCTCGCATTTTGTCAAGCCACGCGGTCTCTCTGTACAGACGTCCAAATTGAAATCTGGAAAAAGGTCATCCAATGCGAGTCGAAATGCCCGGGTGCACCAAGGAAACGAAGAATACTCTGTATGCGAAACGAGTGTGAGGGACCTCGGATTAATATTGAGGACGCTTCGAGTGAACCAGATATATGGTGATGGAGACTCTTCTGTGTATGATCCAGCGATCGATCTCGTAAAAATGCGTATACGTGAAATTAAGGTACAAAATTTAACCCAGCAAGTAGATGATTACATGGCGTGTTGTTCTGATATTGAACGTTACAAAGAAATCGAAAACAGAAATATTGAAAAAGAGCGGTTTTATAGTAGATTCTCATCTTGGAAACCCACCGTAAGATATGCGGAATTTACGCACGACGATAAGATCATGGAAGCGCAAGTGAGACTACACGAAATCACCGAGAGGTGTCGTGATTTTGAAGAGCGTGAAAAGGCGTTTAAATTGAAAACATTTGGAAGACTTGCGTCTAGAATTGACTTTTAATAATACACTTAAACAAATCAACCGTAGATGATATATAGAACATGAATCTCAATACCGAGCTCGTGAAACACTGTGCGTCTCTTTGCCGTGTTCCGTATTTGGATGGACTCATGACGAGAATGACTAGCGAAGACACTGAGGTGTGGGCACTCCGAGCCGAAAACTTCCCCGAAAAACTCGTTCCTCGTAATTCTAGAAATTACATGTGTTACATGGGTGTTTCTACCAAAAAATTAAATGCATCGTATGGTAAGGTACACTTTCTCACTTTTGGTCACGAAAACTTCATCGAAGATTCGAGTGTTTCGAGTGAAGGTATTCTAGAACACACGTATGACATCTACTGTGAACAAATGAAGGATCAAGAAGATGTGGACGAATTGTATTTGTATCCGTGTCAAATTGATGATGATTCGTTAGTGTATTGGAGTGATATCGCCAGAGACACATGGAATATCCGCGATAAGCGTGAACTACATGAGTTTATTCGTCAAAATGAATTGATGGGTTGGGTCGACTGGTCTGCACTCGAAGAAGATTTACCGGATATTTACCACCCAAGTGAATACGAGTACATCACAGATTCAGAATCCGAGTCTGACTCTGAATCGTGTACCGAGGACGGTGAAATCAAGAATTGCGAATCATCCGATGAAGACGAAACTCCACGAAAACGCAGAAAGTTCGTATTCGACGAAACCGACGACGAGACCTAAATGTCAGTATCCTGGGTGTTGGCATAAATCATCTAGATATGGCTGCTGTAAGGCACATGTAGATGAAGGATTAGCTGCGGAAGCTCTATTGGAACTTAAGAACACCCAAAAAACTGAAACCGTCAAAGAATGGAAAAACAGAGTTTTGAGTGCGATACTAGGCTTTTAATAAATATTTACAATATCGTTCATTCAAATTTCCCATGGGCGAATACTCGAAAAATAGATGGACGAGTGCTCCGGTTAATACGAGCGCCCGTGTATCTTTTACCACTTTGGATACCCCAGTGTATATAGCTAATGTGAGAATTCCTATGAGTATTGCTTCGACTAGTACTGACGTGAAAGGACGTGCGATCATTAAAATTACTGAGAAAAAAATTCCTAAGTCGTTGATCACTACATTTTTTTTAAACACAAATAATGAGTGAACTCGCATATCTCACCGATCTCGTAAAGACTCTCATCGACGAAGTAAAAACACTTCGCGTCGAGAACAAGCAGCTTCATGAAAAATTTGATTCATTTAAGGATCAGATCAAACCTAAACGAACTGGTGCTACACAAAAGAAACCAGTCGCGGAAAGGGTGCAATGTAAAGCAATCGCAGTTTCGAGTGGTAATAGATGTAAATGCCGCGCCAAAGATGGAAAGGATGTCTGTGACAAACACGATCGACAGCACGCGAGTCCGCCACAAACATCCGAGTGTGCACCACCAGATCAAAAGAAAAAGCCAAGAGTAAAGAAGCCCGTGACCAAAAAACCCGTTCCGGTACACAATCACCCCATCGGCGAACCTCCGGGAGATGGTACTGTTTGTGAATTGTGTGAACAACACGGTGATATATTTGATCCAAACGTGGTTGACGCCGATTTTGAAGTTATCGCAGTGGATGGTTTGAGTATCGAAGATCGACTACGAATAATGTTAGAAAATGAAGATGCATAAAAAATAAGAGTGTAATAATTAAAAATGGATCCCATTAGAAATATAATGTCCCTCGTCGACGAGCATAAGACTGAACTCCCAGAAAATACATACCTAGAAATATGTGAAAATCTCAAACTATTATATGCATCCGGTGATACCGTGCGTGATAATTATATATTGAATCTCACGAATGATTACCTTTCACTCATGGAACAAAATGAGACTCTACGTAAAGAAATTACACAAATGAAGCGAGATTTGGTTCGCTCCAGAATGGCGAGATTCGACGACGTTTCTGTACCTATATCTAATACCCGGACATTCTTAGAAAATCTCGTGGGTGCATCTTCAAACACGACCACCGCGAATTCTATTGATGACATTCCGTTACCGCCTCTGCGCATTAGATTCTAAATGACGAGTTCTTTTTCGTGTCCAACTTTTAGTTCGGTGTTTATCATGACATCGTACCCGGCATCCTTTGCATTTTTACAAAATGCAACATCTTCAGAGCACATCTCTTTAATGATTTTTCCATCCGGCATATCAAATGTTTGAAGTTCCCTGTGAAAATATGGATACGTCATTTTTTCGAGTACTTCACGCTTTACCGCCATGAATCCCATGCCATTGTATGCGACTTTCATGTGTTTGGGTGCACCTTCGAGATCTTCTACGCGCAGAAATTTAAATGAACCATGTTTTTTGAAATAATCGATGTTCCACGTTTTAACTGCCGTGTAATGCTTCATATCTATCATCCTATAGATACCCGAAACAATAGGGTAAGTATCCGTATCTTCAATGAGCTGTTCGAGTTGTTCCGGTATGAAGAATATATCGCTATCTATGGTTACCCATACATCGAAATCAACTTCATTATTGAATGGTTTTTGATCGACACCTCGGAGTGTATCTAACCCAAGCGTTTTCATTCTTGAGAATGGCACAAAACTACTGTAATCGTTCACCATCATCACCGTGTAACCTTTGTTTTGAAGATACAAGAGTGCATTTGACCAATTTCGTAAAAATGCACCCGAAAAGTGATTTCCTGGAAGTGCTATGATGACCGTCTTCATTTAAAGGTGTATGGATTTACATCTTTAAACTTAGATAAAGTGTGTGAAACTATTAATCACAAGAACCAATGCGCACTAGAAAAAAACAAAATGAAGACCCCGATTACGTCGTTGACGATGCGTCAGACGATGAATTAGAAGACTATTATAAAACCGCACCTAAACCATATTTTGGTAATGGATTTAAGATTATCTTCGATGGTCGAGAAGAAAAACATCGTTTCATGAAAAGGGTCGGTTCGAAATATTTGAGTAAATTGTGATTATTGTGGTGGTGCGATGACCTGCCTGAAGGCCAAAAACAGTGCGAGAATGATGGAAAGTACTATCAATGCGACGTCCCACATTGGTTTACTCTTTCTACCCCAACTGACCGTAAAGAAAACGCCCAAAAATACACCGATAGATCTTAGCAGTGCTTCGAGTGCGATATTCATTTTTAATATATGTCTATATTTTATTTTTAATGTCACGGCTTAGAAAAAACTAGTTATAATGTAATAAGATGAACGTACCCGTGTACATACGAAAGAAAATGACTTTTCGTGAATACGTGAAGTTTTGGTACACACGAAAACGGGTTGCCAAAATGACGAAAAAGATGGATCACCACATATCCAAGGCTAAAAAGTATGAAGATTTAATGTACAAATCAGACGATGAATTCGTGGAATGCATAAATAAATTATGTATGAAATATGCCTAAATCAATTTAAAGACTCACAGGGGTCACACCAAAATGCGTTGCCCTGCCTGCAAAACCTGTACATCTGCCATCGAAGATTGCAAAATTCCAGAGGGTAAGTACTTGGAGTTGTGTAACCTTTTGATGGATGTGCACCGTAATGGTGTGAGAGCTTAATTAATCTCCATGTACAGAATCACTCGATCTTCCTC